GACCGCATAGGTACCGGCTGCGCCTGGCACGGCGCCAGCTACGCCAGACGAGGTAATGTGAATCGGGTCATCCTTCTTGTAGGAACCCGTGGGCACCCGAAAGACGAGCTCACGGCCTTCTTCGATGTACTCACCGACCGCAGAGGATGTCGCCGGGATCTGATCTGTAATGCTCAGACCCTCATGATTGGCTGGGTGCACAACATAGATTCGACCTGAGTTGCCCACGGCGAACTCGTCGTCACCATTGATTGCGACGACTTGACCCGGATAGACGGCAGCGTCCAGCTTGCGGGTTTCGGTGACGGACTTTCCGTCAATGTTGATTCGGCGGTATGCGCTCATTACTTGGCACCTCCAAAGTAGTCCTCGGGGTCTGGCGCACCAGACTCCACACTCTGACTTCCAGAGTTTCCGGCAAGCGGTGTGGCGTCACCAATCGCCTTGTACATGGTGTCCAACGCCTCGCCCGAGAGGGCGTTTGCGACGACATCACCATGCTTGGCAGCGACTGCCTTGCGCTTTTCTGCTTCATCAGCCTTTTGACTGGCGGTCAGCACGTCAGAAAGCGCCTTCTGGTTCGCCTGCAGCGATTCCACTGCTTCTGAAACCGGTTTGATGGAGTTGGCAACGACTTCGCCAACGTTCTTGATCACGGCTTCGCTGATGTCTTTGGTCAGCTCGGCCTTTTCTTCTGCGGTAAGAGGCATATCGCCCTCCTTGTTGACTGCAGGCCGGGCCTGCGAGTTGAAAATCTTGTCTTTCGCCTTCTTGATGCCATTGGCCACCATGGCTACCCAGCTTTCCTGCCGCTGAACAGCGGATCCGGTGTCATCGAAAACGATCTTTCCGCCTTCGCTGGTGTATCCGTAAACTTCGGTAGCACCCCCGTTTCGAACGATGACAGCCTGGCTGTCGGTGAAGTCAGCAACCCATGCGTATTCGCTCTCTCCGGGTGCGAAGCGCTGCTTGGCGGCCCGATCAAGGCGTTGTTCCTTCTCGCGGTACGACTCACCCACGAGAACGCCAGCATTCGTCGACAGCGGCTTGGCCTGATCTGCATTCACCATCAGACCGACTCCGTCCTCTGGCGTGGCCGCCCCAGCCTCATGCAGCAAAATCGCGTCATGGTCCATACCGTGGATCCTGGCAACCCATTCGGCGCCAGCTGCCTTCTGATCCTCATTGGCTTCCAGTTGCTCAAGAAAGACCGCAACACTGGTGTGGATCGGTGGAACATCGTCGCCTCGAGCAAGGGACTCAACTCGTTCCAGAAGCTCCCGACCTCCCTCGGTGTTTCTGGCAAACGCCACATCGACCCACTTTTCGAGGTAGATCCGGTTGCCGGACTTCTTGACGTTCCGGTTGAACGCCCCGACATGCCCGACATTGATCCCTTCAGGACTGAAGGCAGAAACGAACTTCCCGTCTACAGTCGGGTGACCGAGCGGGGCAAGCGTTCCCTCAAGGCCCTCGAAGTGCGTGTCAATCTCGCTTGCCGGGTACAGGCCACCATTCATGATGACGTTGGCAGGCAGCGTGTAGCTTGGCAGAACCCAGTGTTCGCGCCCGTTATGAATCACCTTGCGGATCTGCTTGGCATTGACCCGGGTGGTGACGTTTACCTGTATTGGAGGCGCGTCTCCTGGCTGCTTTCGTGGAGGCTGACCGCCAGATGCCGGATCGTATGCGTTGACGCGCAGCACAATTTTTCGACTCATGCTCATCCTTTTGCCCAGGCATATCCCCGGGCCTTCATTGCCTTCTTTGTGCGTCTGGCTCGATCGACGATGGCCGCCACGATTGGATTGCCATCCTTGTCCACCATCACGCTGGTGGTGCTGCACTTGCAGTTGATCGAGTTCCCGTTCTTGCTCCACCAGTCACGCACCTGATCAACCGTGTAGAGGCGACCATGTCGAGCCGCATGGGATTTGCGCGTGGTCGCACTCAAGGCAGACAGGTGCAATTCCCTGGTCTGTAGCCCGAACTCCTCCTGGGCATCTTCGGTTTCATCCCATCGTGCGCGGCGCAAGGCGGTCGTGACCTCGGTTCTCGCCACCTTGTGAGCTCGTCGGGTCTCAATGCCAGCCTGATCAGTCAGGTTCTGGGCAATCTCTCGCGGGTTGAGTCCGCGTCCCACGCCATCAGTCAGCACTCTGGCCATGTCGGTCTTGACGTCTGCCGCAAGGCCTTTCATTTCCTCGAACACCCGGGCACGCACAAGGGCCATGCGTCGCCGGTAGGCCTGGCTGCGAAGAATGTTCTGAACAGACTCGCGCCCGGCCTTGTAGGCTGGCGACTGCTGCGAAAGGTTTGCGAACGCCTGCGCGGCACCCCGCCTGGCCGATACCTCGACGAACTGATCAAAGAACCAGAGATTGCCTTCCATGTCACCGAAGATCGTGCTATCGACCGTCCGATCGAGCTCTCCCAACAGAAAGCTCAACAACGTTTGATCCAGCTCGAACTTGTATCGGCGGTTCACCGCAGGCTCTACGGGAATTCTCACCAAAGCGGCCTTGTAGGACTGGAGCAC